TTTGGAACTCGTGTGGACTCGTTCAGTAGAGAAATCTCTGCTGAGAGAGTCATATCCGCTCTTAGTTGAAAAACTTAAAGAGACGGATTATCTGGCCGCGAAGCAAATTCCGAATTGCCTAGCGATCCAGGGTATGGGTTCTAGCTTTGTTAGAGCTAACCCACGCCCCCTTATGGAAGTCGGTTATCCGATGACCGTAAGGGATCACACCGGAAAGAAAACATATCTTTTCCGGTATGATGAGGACTTCCAGGATCTGGTAGATACCAGCTGGATAGCCCTTAAGTCGACAGGTGATAAGGAAATGTTTTTCCCTAACAGTGTCGATCTACCTACTCAACGGGAAGTTGACCCATTGAAGAAGGTTATCACATCAGTCGCAGGCGAAGGATCGCTTGGGCTGATGTATAGAAAAGAACCGTTTGAAATACTTCAAACGAGGTCTTTTGCTGAGGATGCAGGTTTGAAGCCGGCACCCATCATCTTCTTTCCGGGAGACGTTAATCGTCTAACGGATAAGATACCGGCGTCTCATTATACGGGATATAACGGTAAATCTCATGGCAAGATAGCTTGGTCAGAGATTAATGATCCCAGTGTGCAACTGGATTTCATATTCAACAGGACCTTTTGGGGTCTTAAGTTGAAATCGCTGCGTAAGTCTGAGATCTCAGTCTCAACTTGGGCAGCTAACCTAGCTAGGAGGATAAACTCCCTCCTACTAGGTAAACCCAATCCAAATTGGTCCGAGGACTATTTGAATAGGGTATACCTTGATCCGATGGAAATAAGACCATCAAAGTCAAGGTCCGCTAACTTCATTGAATTACTCAAGACGGTTAACGGAGAGTTCGTGGGAAGATTCTTAGCCTTTCCAAACGAACAATGGAGCTGGGAGAAATTTGATCTCTTCGTTCTTGATAGAATATCCTTCTTGATAGATGATTTATTCTATGATGGTGACTTAGGCGACTGTGCGCTTGAGTACACCACGAAGTATTCCGAACTTAAAAAGGACCGGAAAAACTTCAAGATGCACTCCCATCGCGAAGATTGGGAGTACTTCAGTAAGACAGGTGGCTATCGGAACGATACGCCAACTTGGCTTAGGCCGAAGGGTGAGCTATACTCACTCGTCGGCGCAATTCACGATACTGGTCTAAGAGTACAAGTTATCGGATTGCTATCACAGACAAGGGGAGCGGGAAAACCGCCCTACTTGGATGTGTATAAAGCGCAGATTAAGTTTTTGAAAACCGTCTCTACGCCACCTCAACCCATGAGTGCAGAACACTCCATGGTATTGAGGTCATTAGTGGCTAAGGTAATACGAGATATACCTGACCACTATTTCACGGGTCTCGCGACTAAAGCGCGAGTCACTGTGGAAGCCAAAGCATGCTACGAGAAAACTCGTGCAGAAGGTGGCACTGAAGCAGCAGTCGCAGACCTAGTCTGGGATGGTGCTCACGGCGTTAAGGCAATGATAATTGACCTAGATAACGGCGAGAAAGTTGGAGAAATCGATTACGAGACTTCAACTGAAGGTGAGTATATCTTCTGGCGATGCCTAGAGGTAGTACTCACGATGGATCCAGAAACGGCTACGACGTCGTATCTGACCATGATAAAGGAACCTGGTAAAGCTAGAACAGTTACCAAAGGGACCTTCGCACTGAAAATCGTCCTAGACGTGATCAGTAAGTTGTGCTCTTGGCCCTTAACAAAGGTGTCAAGCTCA